GGTGGACTTACAACAGACAGCGGAAGTTCACAATTCTTTGCTTCAGTTGACTCGCTTGCTAACATAGCAGCAGGTACAGTGATTCAGGCAAACGTAGCAAATATCAATGGTACTTCTACTGACTTAATTACTCTTGGTACAGTTGATACAGTAGATTTAGGTATTTTACTTGCAATTACTAATACGGTTGCTACAGGTAATTTTATTGTAACATCTGGTAATGCACAAACATTAGCGTCCGGTGTCGTTTGGTTTGATGCAAGCTTTGGTCCTATCGTAAACAATACCCCATACTATTTAGGTACAGTTGCAAATGCAACTCACTTTACAGTATTAGCAAATCCAGCTGGCCCAAATGTTCCAATGACAACAATCAACGGAATTACATCAAACTTGAATCAACACACAGGAAACTTTGCTACTAATGCTACAACAACATATGCGACACCAGTTAATTATGTTTATGCAAATCAAGAAGCAGGTTATATCGTTCGTCAGAAGGGTAAGACCAAATACTTAGTTACTGGCTCGACCTCTGGTTTAACAGCACAGTGCTATACAGCAAACGTTGCTAACGCAGCATTGTTGCCAAACACGATGTCTATTACTGCAACCACATCAGCTCCTGCGACAGTCTATGTGCAGTCGTTGAACGATTATCAGTCACAATTGTTTGCAACAACAGTCGCACCTGGTTCATTAGTAACAGGTACACAGTATGTAATTTACTATTCTGGGACTACAAACTGGACAGCAGTTGGTGCAGCAAGTAATATCACAGGTGTTACATTCACTGCGACTGGTACTGGTTCTGGTACAGGTACTGCAATCTTAACGACTGCTAACCCTGACGTGATTGCATCGTTTAATACAGCGTATCCCGCTAATCAGTTCTATACGCCAAGCAATCCGATTGTAACTGTAAACAACGCTTAATAATCATGTCAGCAACAGCACGAATCACTAAGATTAAATCAGTGAAAGCCGAAACTGATATCGCAGTTCTTCAAGTCCAGGTGAAAAACCTGGACGAGAAGTTTGACGGGATTAAGCAGGATATTCGTGATTTACGTGATTCTGTAGAAACACATGCGGACAGCACTCAAGGTATGATAGAACATATGCAAGTTAGTAGTGCTGCCGCACATTCTTCCTTAGGGAAAAAAATTGCTGAATTAGAAAAATGGAAATGGATGGTAATGGGCGGCGCTGCTGTGGCAGGCGCCCTAGGATTTCATTTAGTAAGCAAGCTTTTTGGTGTGTAATTATTTTTTATAAGTGCTTGAAGTTTTTCTTGCACTAAATCAATGTTGACTGTACTAAACAGCCCTGTGTGTAGTGGTTTAGGATATTGATTTTCACCCACCCAAGCATATCCGCAATGTTCATTATTTAATATAGGTATGAATTCATTTTCTACCGCACAAAAGAATGTGTGATACGTAAAAGTATTATTAACAAATTTTTGAATTGGAATTAGTTTGGTTATAGCGGAGAACTGCATCTCTTCTGCACATTCTCTGCGTAAACCTTCTAATAGTGCTTCATCGCGCTCAATCTTACCACCGGGTATACTCCAAGTGTAATTTTTGTCGCTTCGTAAAAGATATAAAAACCGCCTTGTGCTGTTGCAATAAAAGAAGATACCTGCAGAAGTATTCATACTATGATTTATCTATAATTTCCTTGGTCATATTTTTTTATATAACTATAGAGTAATCACCGGCCATATACCATCCTTCATAACTCTTCATCCATATATTTTGAGCATATCTATATTGAATATTAGTAGCTAAATTAGTAACAAATTGCGTATTGGTAGATGCCTGTGAATCAAATGATACAACCCATTCTGTACCGGTGTATTGAATAATGTCATTAGCATTTGCTACTACAGTTCCCCAAGATACTGTAGAATTGTCAGGTGCGCCAATTGGTTCTACAATCAAGTATCTTACACCAGGAACAGGCCCGGGTAAGCCTGCGTTGGGTCCGGTTACTTGAGGATTTATTACAGCAGTAACAGGAGCCAAAGTATTTTGTGGTAAAGTATCTGGGTCGATATTATAGATCAAAAATCGGTCATCTAATGGATTTGGAACAATAGTACCCACAATGTCAGTAGTCATATAAGGATTCTCTAACCATATCTGACTTATACCAGGTTTAATAGTTCCGTAAACATTCAATACACTAGACCAATATAAACTTGTGTCAGGTGGAGTTACATTATACAAATCAGTATTAGGAGGATTAAATGGTTCATCTGCCGGTAGTAGTTGTAACATGTTGCCTTGCAATAATATTTTATATCCGTATGGTGTAACTTTCAATCTAGTACCTAATAACATATCATCATTCTGCATATCTTGTAGAGCATTACCTTTAAAGATAGACATAATAATTTTTTCAACAACCCCCATCTTAAGCAGTTTAGAAGATGTACTAATCCATATAGGCATGTAGAATTTCCATGTCATCACATCTATAGGATTACCTGTACCAACAGGTATGGTTCTACTACTAAATGTTAGCCCATCTTGGAAAACAGAACTCAGCGAAGTCCAGTCTATGAAATTATCCGTACTTTGTATTTCTAATGCAGGATTAAAAAGAGTACCTAATTGTTCAATTAACTGTAATTTTTGATTATAGTTAGTAGTCCAAAAGTCTACGCTCATTCTTAGCGTATAAGGTACAGGCATTAAACGCTGAATAGAGAATGCTTGTCCTTGAGTAGTCTCATATTGTTCAGTATCTTCATTATAATGTCTCTGCCTAACTTCAAGTTTGTCTACATATGTAGGATTTTGAGTCCATTTTTGATTGTACTCTAGCCCACTAATATAATAAGTTATCATAGGCGCAGTTGGTAAATTGCTAGCTGTGTTATTAGCAATCACCGTAGCAGCCTGTCTACTCTGATCACCGTACATGATAGGTACGCGAACTAATATAGGATTACCTGCAGGATCATTGCCGTACGTAACCGACCAATTTGAAAAAATCTTGGCAAATTGAATTAAAAACCGGCGGATCTGAGAATCGTAGAAGAACTGTGCCAATGTGATACCCCTTGCTGTTCGTGTATTTAGTGTTGGTGCAAGCTACCAAATATGGAACATCTAATCAATGATAGGTGGCAACGGCGCCAACGGTGGCGCCAGTATAGTTGATAACGGCTGTGCTTCTGGGATCGTTGTTCCATTTGTAAGTTTGGTTACGTTTGAATCGTTAATGAAGCTGGATAGCAACGCCTTATCACCAGCAGTGAAGCCGGTGTCAGTTCTTACGTTCTCACTTATTCTTACCCATAATAAACCATCCCACCTATATAGCAATTGTGGTAGATAGTCTATACGTAAGTAATAATCTCCTACAGCAGGAGTTGGTGGGAAACTAATGCCCGCTCCTCCCAATCTAGCTGCCATAGCCATATCGCCGTTAACTGGGAATCCATTTGGAGCTGTACCATCTCCAGTAAGATACCCAGTTAGATATCCAAATGATTGCGGCGAGTACCGTGAAATATACTGAAAGCGAGGATCGCAATCTGCACGATAATCCATTTGTTGAGTTATCGTGCCAGTGAATCCCGGCGCTACTGGATTTTGATCGGCGGTAGCATATGTATTATCAGCAGTACCGTATGGTCCTGTAATGATGGTAGGGGAAGATTCAAATTCTAATATCTTTTGACCACTTACAAATCCCGACCCTGCACCAATCTTTTCAGTTGCTATGGTTCTCATTTGTAAATGTGATTGTACAAACTTATCTATCTTAGCATTATTCTTTTTAAGATTGTCTAATGCTTCCTTAGCTATTCGGATTACAGGACTAGAGAATTTATAATTAGGATTGTTTACAAATTCAATTGTACCTACAGTGGCAGCGGCACCTCCCTGAGTATATACTAAAAGATCAATTGGTGGTGCAGGTTGACCAAGTTTATTAGTGAAAACCGTATCTCCATTAATAGTAGTTAAAAATTCACCGTAAGTTGGTACCACATAAAGATTATTAGTAGTATACCCTGATTTAGGTAATACCCGCTGAGCTTCTTCTAGTACTGCATTATTAATAGCAATATTTGTATTATAGGTAGATAATATAGTGCTAAGTGTGGGATCAGTATCTACCTTCCAATATGTAGCATTTGGAGGAGTTATGCCAGGTGGAACAGGTTGAAGTGAAGTATAATTTACACCACCATATGTTACTACATAACCCTGTGGATAAGGTTTTGCAGGATCAAAAACACCAAGATAATTATCTGTGCTTGTAGGTTGAGTAAGAATTTGTGCAAACTCTTCACTATTAATTAGTGGCTCGCATTTGATTCTCCAAAGATGAGGATACCACGTTGGGCTAAATCCCTCACTGGCCCAATTAGCGTCGGTGATTTGCATGAATCGCTTTAGTGCCACCGGTACTTTATTAGTATCTAATGGGTTATAGTCTAATAGGTGTGGTAATTCTATCACATCACCAACCATTAATTTCCTACCTACTTGCTCAATCATATCGTTATAGTGAACGGTAATAAAGATGACATTGTTGTTTAAGAATAGCCCAAATTGACTTAGATCAAAGTCTAAATTCTGCACGCTGTAATGCCCGCGTAATCTGTATATACTAGTATCATATGTGCGATCTCTATTCTCTAAAAATAACAAATCTTGAATATTTTGAGGATTTAGAGTATCATACTGCGGTTGAGTATAGTCAGTACTGGGACCTTGATTACTAGGTCCTAGATATTTATGTATATACAAATCTGTTCCACCAACCGTAAATTGTTCGGCTATATTTCTATCAAAGAAAGTATAGTCTTGGGTTTTAGTGGGATGGTATAAACTTAAGCGTGGCATTGTAAGAGTATTTATCGTATATTAGTTCGGGACAGCTATCTTGACATTAAGTATTACTTCTGTTAGACTATATAAATCTGTGAAATGTTACTGGAGTTGATTATGCCTAAGCCGTTGATTAAACAAGAGATTAGAGAATTAAAGCCAAAAGATGCTCATACTAAGTATTTGGGCAATGAGCCCGTTTTTGCAGGTCCTCCCCAAACTACTGAAGAATACCAAAACGTTTTGGGTCGCGCACTTAATTGGTATAATTACTTCTATTCCAATAAGGAAGCCAAAGAACTTCTTGCTGAATATTTGGAACATAACAACCGAATCCGAGACGCAAAATATGTGCGTAAAGTGCCAGATTCTCTGATTGTATCAACGTACGGCTGGGTAGCACGTTGTAGCTTGCGAGGATTACCCCTGACTGAAGTTCATACTACAAATTTAGAAAATGAAATCATTCGGTTGATTGGGTTAATTAATAAAGATGACCCTGAGGTTGATGAATTAGTAACCAATCGCCCCAATGTGCAAGAGATTATGCGTGAGCGCACCGCAGAAGCAGGTGGAGAGTTAGAGGGTTACTTTGATGAATTTTTAGCAGCCGGAGCAAAGAAAGATTTTACTATCAAAGTAATGGATGAATTTAGTAAACGCAATATTCTTCCACAACACACTAGTTTGATCATTGATCCTTGGACAACTCGCAAAGCAGAATTTGAAGAGTTACTTAAGGGTAAAGATGTGCAACTAAAAGAAGCATATGCTAAATTCAACAAAACACAAATTAAAAATATTATCAGCTATATTGATAAGGTACTAAATGATCTTAATAGTTATATCTCTGTAAAGAAGGCTAGCAAGGCACCTCGCAAGCGCAAAGCAGTACCTGTCGAAAAGATTGTGTCTAAGCTTAAACATCTCAAGGCATTTACTGATCCAGCATTGAAACTAGATTTGGTTGGGCTATCCCCGGTCAAGTTGCATAATTGTGAAGAAGCTTGGGTCTATGATACCAAGCGGCGTAAACTGCATCACTACATTGCGGATTCGTATAGCAAGGTACTCTTAGTTAAGGGTAACACACTTATTGGCTTTGATAAGCAACAAAGTGAGATGAAGACCTTGCGTAAACCCGCTGAGCAGATTAAAGGAGTTACTGGTAGTAAACCGGCTGCTCGTAAGTTTTTTAAGGACATCAAGGCTGTTGCGGCTTCTCCAAATGGTCGCTTCAATCCCTGCATGATCATACTCAAAGCATTTTAGAGGAGTCTTATGAATATTGATTTAAAGAAGTATGAAGAGTTTGTCGAAGCCGTAACAAGCGAGACTAGCAATGACCTAACTACATTCATGAACAGGTTGGATAGGCTAGACGGCAATTGGGAAGCGTTTGGAGAAAACGGGGAACACATGCATGGGCCAAATGTCAATGTACCTCTATTGTTAACTGGTGCTATGGGGCTATCATCTGAAACTGGCGAATTCATGGAAATCGTTAAGAAGATGTTGTTTCAAGGAAAGCCGCTTAGTGATGAAACACTATTTCATCTTAAGCGTGAACTAGGTGATGTGATCTGGTACTGGATTAATGCCTGCAGGGCACTTGACCTAGATCCAAACGAAGTCATCGCAGAGAACGTAAAGAAGCTAGAAAGCAGATATCCGAGCGGCTCGTTTGATCCTTACTACAGCGAAAATCGTAAAGCTGGAGATTTATAATCATATTGAATTTCGATAAATAATAATAACAAATCGGAATTTAACATGGCAATACCAGCAGGAATTAACCCAGGCATCAATGTAATCAACAATCCTTTGGATACCCCAAACGGATTCAATCTAAATCAAATGAAGCAGGCAGTATTTCAGAATATTGCATTGCGTTTAGGTAGTGGAATAGTTGATGTTGAATTAGACCCTGAACATTATGAGGCAGCATATAACTATGCTATCAGAGTATATAGACAGCGTGCCCAAAATGCTACCGTAGAATCTTACACGTTAATGACTGCGGTTGAAAATGTGGATACGTATACCTTACCGCAAGAATTTATTAATGTAAGATCCGTTTTTAGAAGAACAGTAGGTCTTGAAACAGGTCCCTCATCAACATCGTTTGATCCGTTCTCAAGTGCTATTCTTAACACATATTTGTTAAACTACAACTATACAGGTGGTATGGCTACTTATGACTTCTATGCAGGTTATGTTGAACTTGCTGCCAGAATGTTCGGTGGCTATATAGTTTATACTTTTAATCCTGTTACTAAAGTGTTGAGAGTTGTGCGTGACTTTAAGGGCACCGGGGAGCGCATTCTAATTTGGGCTGATGTGCAAAGACCTGAATTAGAATTATTACAAGATCCCGGTGCTGGAGTATGGGTAGCCGACTATATTTTAGCTACATGCCAAAT